TCTTTGGAATATCGAGCAAACCCACAGGAACAACAACAACTATAGGGTTCTAAATTTAGAGGTGATAAATAATGGATGCATTTGAAGCAATGACTTATTACAAGCAGATGGAACGAGACAATCCCAATAGTGGAATGCTCCGTGAAGTCAAGTGGCAGTATGCTGACATGGCCCGGGGCGGCGATGGAGGTGAGCTCGGATTCGAAAGAAATGGAGAAGACACCTGTCGAGGTGTCAACTACAAGGGCTGCCCTGATTCGTTCTTTCAGGAGGTCTGTGCACTCATGAATTGGGTATGGTGATGGAAGATTCGAGAACAAAAGAGATGGTCAATCATCCTTCCCATTATAACACGGGAAAGATTGAGGTCATAGACGCAATTGAAGATTGGGGTCTTAACTTCTGCGAAGGTAACGTCATCAAATATGTCGCGAGACATCGACACAAAGACGTGCCCGTGGAAGACCTCAACAAGGCAAAATGGTACCTTGAGCGACTCATTAAGAAGATCGAAGATGAAAATTGCTGATTTGGTGAGGTTTCAGGAGTCGGGATTTCTCGGCACTATCCTGGAGATCTCAAAAGACTTCGGTGAATACGCTGTGATATGGATTCACGCCGATGTGAGCTTCAAGAATCCCACGCATATGAGTTTAAAAATGCTTGGTCGGACATCGGAGGTGGTCAGTGAAAGTCGGTGATTGTGTGCAAATATTTTCTATGTGTAGTATAATATAAACATACACAAAGGAAGTATCATGAAAGTTGGTGATTTAGTACAGATTATGAGGTCTTCAATTGGTGTGTCAAAGGGCACGATGGGTTTAATCATAAACACCACTCTGTCCCGATCGGGCACATATCATCATGAGGTTCAAACATTTGGAATTCCGGCGCGCCAAGGCGGTTACCGCCGATTTTTTGAAAGAGATTTGGAAGTCATCAATGAAAGTCGGTAATCTGGTTCTTCTTCGAGGCACCATGCATTCCTCATACGGCCGACAAGGCGAGATCGGTCTAGTGATAGAAACGAAATTGATGATCAACCGCAATGGATACCCCGATGCCGAGTTTTCACGAGTTATGTGGAGCAAAACTGCGACAAAGATTTACAAGACTGAGCACCTGGAGGTGGTCAATGAAAGTCGGTGATATGGTTCGAGTCTCCGGAGAGCACAGTGATGGCTGGCAAAATAAGGTGGGCGTCGTGATCTATGTGAGCGAGTACATGCCTGCTGCCGACGTCCTTTTTACCGTGGACGAACAGATGCACTTTATGATGGATTCACTCGAGGTGATATCATGACTCGACAAGATGTGAGATACCCCGGAGACTTATGTATGTTTATGAGTCGGGTGGTTCTTGTCATTGAAAAGATCGATCCTGACTGGTGCCTGTGTCAGGAGATCGGTGAGCCAGGATTCCGTAAGATACGTGAGGATGTGCTTACCATGGTGCAACCGGCATGAAAGTCGGTGACCTTGTGAGACGAACGGTATCCATTCCTGGCCTTGATAAGATTCTTGGTGTCGTCTTGAAGACGTGGGCGCACAATAGCGAGGCATGCGAAGTAATGTGGCCTGGAGGAAACATCACGTTGCCATTTAAGGCAAATCTTGAGGTAGTCAATGAAGGTCGGTGATCTGATAAAGCTACCGCAAGGCCTTGGTTACGATCTTGTACTTAGAATAATCGATAGTAAGCCTGGAATGGAGTACCATCCATATCAAACAGTCGTTCCACTAGACGAGAGTCTAGGACCATGGGACGCAGATGCATGTGAGGTGATAAGTGAAAGTCGGTGATTTGGTAAAGTATAACTGTGGACGAGGGGGTTACACCAGTACCATTATCGGCCTCATTATTAAACGGGTGCCCGACACAGACCCCGAATATTTTGCATGGGACGTTAACGGTCCCGGCGGAACCCAGGCGGTTCATGAGAGTTTTCTTGAGGTGATTAGTGAAAATAGGTGATATAGTAAAAAAAGTCTGTCGTTACTCTGGAAAGAAGGTAAGAGGCTCGACCGCGGTAATAACCGAAGTCCACAGTTTCAAGTCGGCACCAAAGCTGGACATTGTTATTCTCAATAGTCATCCTTCGGGTCGACCCCAGCGCCTGGCACATGTCTACCAACGAGACTACGTTGTAGTGAGGGAATGCGCATGAAAGTCGGTGACCTGGTAAAGTACAGGTTTCGTCTTGGGTCGGAGGTGGGCCCTGAAGGTGTGGGACTAGTGACCGATGTATCTAATACAACCGCAGTTTTTGAAAATCGTCATGCTACCGTTATGTGGTGGGGCACCTTAAGATTGCAACTACATCGATTTGCACTTCTGGAGGTCGTCAGTGAAAGTCGGTGATCTGGTGAAATGTAAAGACGAAAACTATATTTTTGGATCGGGCATCGATGCCGGCACGGGAATCATAATTCAAGTAGAAAAGTACAGTCATGAAGGCCTCAGCATATGTGTCCAGTGGTCCGACGATTTTTTGTGGTATGAAGAAAAAGATTTGGAGTTGATCAATGAAAGTCGGTGATCTCGTTAAAATGAAGTATGAGATGTGCCGGAAAATTCGCAACTCACCAGGAAAAAGTCGATCAAATGATTATACTGACCAGTATGGGATTGTTTACGGTATTGCCGGCAAGGGACTCAAAATTTTAATGCCTGATAACACTATTAAATTAGGCCTTATTAAACATTGGGACATTGTAAATTTGCCACCTCAGGATTAGACTTATCACTATAGGCCGGTCTATAAAATAGGAGAAATGACATGTCTGAAATGATTAATAAACTGATAAATTTGGATCTCAAAGATGAGACAATCGTGACACTTACTTATTCTGAGGGAACTGACGTATTTGTTCATAACGAGACAGAAGTCGAAACAGCATTGGATGAAACACATGTTGTCAACGCCTTTAGTGACCTTATTACTACGCCTGGCCTAAAAGTCAAAACCACTTATGGTCATGACGTCATGGATTCTTTGAGAGACTCTTATCTCTTAGAAGATTACCCTAGAGACTTTTCGGGTTTTTCTGAGTTTGTCGCCGATGTTATTCGTGAAAATTTTTACGATATCGACTACATAGACTACAGCGTCGAGAAGTATGATCATAAGAGAGGGTTTTGCACCCTTTCAGCAGATGTAAAGTTGACACTTTCTGAAATACTCGAGACCCGACCGCCAATTGACGGTTGGAAGGCAAGTGTTAAGACAGCAAACGGTACACTAACAATTAATTAAAATAGATCAAATAGCGGTGTAAACATCGAAAACCGTGTCTATACTATTCAAGGACATTTCTATTGCTTGAGTGGATAGACATGTTTTGTTATCAGCTCGCTTTAAAAGGAGATAAAAGATGAGTAAAATTATTGGTATTGATTTGGGCACGACAAACTCTTGTGTTGCCGTCGTAGAAGGCGGAGAGCCTCGAGTTATTGTCAACGAAGAGGGAAGTCGAACGACGCCCTCTGTTGTCGCATTTAATGACAACGAAGTCCTCGTTGGTGTTACCGCGAGACGACAATCTGTCGTAAACCCTGATAAGACTGTGTATTCAGTCAAAAGATTTATCGGCTCGAAGCTGAATGAAGTCAAGTCTGCAGCTAAAAAAGTTGCATTCAATGTGATTGCAACACCTTCTGGTGATGCATGTGTGAAGGTCGATGACAAGACATATTCACCCCCAGAAGTTAGTGCGAAAGTTCTTCAGAAACTCAAGAGAGCAGCTGAGAAGCACCTGGGTGAGTCGGTGACCGAAGCTGTGATCACTGTGCCCGCATATTTTAATGACAGCCAACGTCAAGCCACAAAGGATGCAGGAAAAATTGCAGGATTAGACGTCAAGCGAATTATCAATGAGCCCACAGCAGCAGCGCTAGCGTATGGGTTGAATAGTGATTCTGAGCAGGTCATTGCCGTGTATGACTTTGGAGGCGGGACATTTGATGTCTCTGTTCTTGAGGTTACTGGTGACGTAGTTGAAGTGCTTTCGACTAGCGGAGACACTTATTTGGGTGGTGATAATCTAGATGAGGTCATTATTGACCATCTATTTGATTCTTTTAAGGAGCAGACTGGGATTGACATCAGCGCTGATAATATGGCACTACAGCGCGTTCGCGAGGCAGCTGAAAAGGCCAAGGTTGAGTTAAGCTCAGCCCAGCAAGCAGAAATCAACTTGCCCTTCCTCACAGCTGACGCAACAGGCCCTAAGCACTTGACTCATACTTTGACTCGCTCGAAGTTTGAGCAGCTCACGGAGGGCGTGGTCAAAAAGACATTTAAGTCGTGTCGTCGTGCGCTCAAGGATGCTGGCAAGAAAGCAAGTGAGATCGATCAAGTCATTTTAGTGGGTGGATCGACCCGCATTCCTCTCGTTATTGATAAGGTAAAGAAGTTTTTTGGAAAAGCACCGCATCAAGGTGTCAATCCTGACGAAGTGGTCGCATTGGGCGCTGCTGTCCAGGGTGGCGTTCTCTCAGGCGATGTCAAGGACGTGTTACTCTTAGATGTGACGCCGCTCTCTTTGGGCATCGAGACGATGGGTGGTATTACCACCAAGCTCATTAATCGTAATACAACAGTCCCGACGAAAAAGTCTGAGATTTTCTCGACGGCAGCGGATGGTCAAATGCAAGTCGATATTCACGTTCTTCAAGGCGAAAGAGAGATGTCGATTGATAATCGGTCATTAAGTCGATTTGCGCTCGACGGGATTCCGCCTGCTCCACGTGGCGTGCCACAGATTGAGGTGACGTTTGATATTGACGCGAACGGTATCTTGAGCGTCTCAGCTAAGGATAAGGCAACAGGCAAAGAGCAGAGCATTACTATTCAAGATTCAAGCGGCCTGTCTGAAGATGAGATCGACCAGATGGTTAAGGACGCGTCGAAATTTGAAGCGGAAGACCAGAAGAAGAAAGCGCTGGTCGAGTCACGAAACGGCCTCAGCAATCTCGCACATCAGGCCGGCAAGCTGAAGGAGACGTTAGCTGAAAAGCTTGGTGACGAAGACATCTCAATGTTATCTGCTGCTATTGCCAAGGCGGAGTCAAGTTTGGAATGTGAGACAAAAGATGAGCTTGATGCCGCAACGAATGAGCTGAGTGGGGTTTTACAGCAGTTAGCAAGTCAGGCTTATGAGGCAGTGTCCCCATCAGGTGATTCGCAGGCTGGATCTGCTCCACCTGACGAAGATGTAATTGACGCTAAATTTGCTGAGTAAGAAAACTAAATCAGGAGGTGTGTCTTGAGAAATTGCAAGACCCCCGAGGCAAAGTTTAACATTAGAATTGGGCCTAGGGTTGTTAGCTGTAAAGTAGACATACCTTTTGATTTAGATCTTTCTAGGGACGAAGCTATTGATCTCGAGAACAAGGTGCATGACGCGCTAGAAAACGTGCTTCAGGATTATTGGATTTACGAAGAGGAATTTGAGCTTAATTTTGATGAGACGTTTGAAGAACTTCTCGAAAGAAGACTACAGGAGAAAAAGTCCCGATGAAAAAAATATGCTTGTTAGTGCTAATAGGCTTGTTGATGATTCTTGCCGCAACTTTACTGTTTTCGTGTGGCTCGACAAAGAATATTAAAAAAGCAGACAGTGATTACACGATACAGAAATACGATTCATGTGTAAACCCAACAGAAAGCTACTTCATTAATCAGTTTAGAGCAAGAGTCCACAGGCATGAGAATTGCATGGGTGTCAACGATCTATTAACTGTTGTTTGGATGGGGCCGCTAAGAGAGTCGGGCGTTCTGGCTGCGAGGTTTTTGGCTGTGATATTTGCTGAGAGGCAGACAAGCATTGACGCTGAGGGACGACAATTTTCTGTGTGGCATTTAAACACAGACACTTTTCCTCTTAAGGGTCACAATGGCAATATTGCATTTTTTGAGATTAAGCACAAGATGATAAAAAATGCACGATGAAAGTGGGCGACATTGTTAAGCTCATGCCAAGTAATCCCGTTTCTGGATCTATTGGCATTGTAATTCGATCGCCTTATAAAAAGTATCTTTCTACTGACAGAATTGTTGAAGTTCTTGTTCAAGGAAAAGTTCAACATATACTAGAAAAGAATTTGAGGCTGCTTAGACAAAATAAGGCTTAAATTGTGCAAAGCACCTCTACATAATGTATAATAGATATGTCTCGGAGGGAATGACCTCGAGACGATCGTTCTTTGAAAAGTTCCGTAGCTCAGATACCCACGATCCTTTTACAGGACGACTAGGCTGGTAACCAAGTCTGACAAAGCCGTGATACTCCCCAAAAACACCTTACCAACGGGGACGGGGAGTGGCGAAAGAGATTGAAGAGCGCCCTCGACGACAACTGGGGGAGGTCGCAGGTGAGAATCCTGCCGGAACCTTTCAACGAATGAAGATTTTAGGAGAAAAGAGATGAATAGCCCAAACGCCCCAACTTCAGCTGTTATCGAGGTCATTAAGACCTTTCGAGGTGTCACGGTTACCGGAGGCACGAATGGATGGTTGGTCGCCTTTGACGACCGCGGAAAGTTCCAGAACGCGCTCTCTTTGATTAACATGCTGAAGGGCTGGGAGGCTACGGCTGATCCTGGCATCAAGAACATGATTCAAATTTCTGGCAGCTGAGGAGCGTCAATGTCTGACAAGGAAATTATTCAAGAAGCTTTTGTCGCACTAGCAGGTTACAAGGACCCGTCTCGCACTAAGAAGCAACAGGAAGATGAGTTGAATCGCTGCTGGGAGATTCTGGCAGCTTCTGTCTACAAAAAGAGTTAAAGAGAGATAGATGAGCGCACCATACGATAGGGTTAATACCATCATTAAAGCTTTTCGAGGAGTCCTCGAGCGCGCCACGCCTCCTGGTACGCAAGCAAAGTTTGCTAACACAAAAGATGAAAAGCATGCGATTGTACTAATCAATATGCTTCCAGGCTGGCATGCAAAGAGTCATTCTGAACAACAGCATGTGATTCAAATTTCCGCTATTTAAAAAGCTAGGAGGATTCATGAACAGTCTCAGAAAAAAGATTATGGAGCAACTCGACCTGCTGATTGGCGCTGAGCAGAGCGCATTACCTATAGCAGATTATGATGAGTGTTACGACGAGATCGTTGATAATCTCGAGGCGCTTGTTATCGGATATTCCGTTGACGTTACGTCCGACACGCTATCTGACATTGCTGCGGTTAGGGGAAAGCTTGAGGGCTACGAACTTCAAGAAAATGATGAAAATCGATAATACTCGTGCAAATTACGTGAATTTGTTGTATAATAGAAATGTCTGGAGGGGATGAACCCCGGAAGATAGGAGAAAAGATGACAATCATTTTTCACCTTCCCACCGAAGAGGAGTTGGCACACGATCGAATGGATTTGCTGCCCCAGACTCTCAACCAGGTGGCCAACACTTACGCCCAAAATCTCACTCGTGAGATGTACGGTAACACTGAGAACACGATTCAGATCGTGATTCCTACTCGATAAAGGAGAAAAGAATGGGATACTACCCCTGGTATGATAATGATGACGACGACGCAGATCGCGGCGGAAACGATGAGTACTACACCACGTACTGTCCAGGCTGCAATGAAGTCACCGAGCACGATGTGTGCACGGATGAGTGCGTCGAGTGCTAACAGCACTATCAACATTATTTTGCGCGACGGCCGTATGGGCCGTCTTTTTAAACTGGGCTGCCAGCTAGGAGAAAATCAAGTGTCTATTCAATTTTCAGATCATACCTTCGTCTCAGACGGTGATGTAGACGGTGATGGTACCGTTCTTATTCCCCTTGAGTCTCTTGGTTATGACTCTGCCGGTCTTCGTAAGTTTGCTGTTGTTGACCGTTCAGGTCGCTCAGCTGTCTTTGAGGGTGGGTCTTGTACCTACTACTCCGATTCGGTGGCTGGTACTAAAGAGTTTGTTGGTTGGTCCTACTGGGAGTCCGAGTCTACTGAGGACCCGGATGGACCATGTGTTCATCTTATGGTACTTTCACCCGGCTTTAATGAAGCCGATTATCGATAGGAGAAAAATGTCTGTCCAAGAAGAAGCACAGGAAAAAGTTGCGCGCCTACTGACAATGGTGTGCACTGACAAAACAAACCCTGAAGCGTATGAGTTCGTGCTGGCTAAGCTGACACGAATGACAATTCTGGGAACACTTCCGGCCGGCTGCAGTCCGCGGTCATGGTCTTATAAGTCGGTGCCACCGAAGAGCACCGACCCGAACACCGAAGACGACGCACCAGAGAAGACTGGCGATGAGGACTTTAGCGCGAAGAAAGAGAGCTTCATCGCTCCGTAACAAACGACGCAAGTTTTTAAATCAGAGCAGGAGACGCTTATGCGAAACATCTATCTTTTATTTGCTACGACGCTAATAGCTCTCACGACTGTCATGATAATAAACTGTCACAACATCAAAGAGCAAGAAGAAAAAGATCAAGCATTTAAAGAATGTTTGGAAGAAGTATCCAATAAGTGTGGAAGCTTATTTGAGTATGCGACAATGCTCGAAGCTGAAAATGCACGTCTGAATAGGGAGTGTTCATGCAAATGAAGGTCGGAGACGCAGTCTGCCATGAGAAAAATCCTGAGTATGGTGCGGGGAAAATTGTATCTTTTCAACATAAACAGGGCACTATTCTAGTTAAATTTGAAAATCTTAAAGCACATACATACCATATAGCATGGGACCTTAAACCAGAGAGAAAATAACATGAAACCATTGTTTATGTGGGCAGGCGGAAAAAATAGAATGCTAAAAAGATATTCTTCACATCTGCCCAAAGACTTTGATAGATATATTGAGCCTCTTTTTGGCGGCGGAGCTCTGTTTATTTGGGCATTCAATAAAAATCCAAATGCAGAGTTTATCATTAGCGATTCAAATGTTGGAATCATGTCAATCTACAAAGCTGTTAAAAATGACATAACAAATTTTGTAGACAAATTAGACAAGCTAGAAGATCAATATCTTCCGCTAAGCAAAAGTGATAGAAAGGTATGGTACTATGAGCTTCGACATGATCATGCTTACAATTACAAAAAGTGGTCGTCTACTGAAGAAGCAGCTGTCTTATACTTTTTGCTGAAGACCTGCTTTAACGGAATTTGGCAGATCAATAAAAACACAAATGGTAGATTTGGCACGCCTTTTGGACTGGGTATTCAAAAAGGCAGTGTGTACAATAGGGAAATCGTAGATTGGTGGCACCGCGCACTTCAGAATACAATTATTCTGGACAGCGACTTTGAAAAAGTTGTAAAAAAGTACACAACACCCAAGAGTTTTGTCTTCATGGACCCACCCTACAGGGGGTGCTTTACTCATTACGAGACTAACTTTGATGACAATGATCAAATCCGTGCTGTTAATTGCCTACACCATTGTGACTCTCTAGGAGCCCACGGAATTCTCACCAATAGAGATATTTCTGATGATTTCTTTGAGCACAAGTGGCATACTGGCAAGATTCATTATTTTGATGTGACATACACTGCCGGCCGACGCAAGAAGACTCAATTCGGGTTTAAAGCGAAGCAAGCAAGAGAAATGATTCTTGTGACAAAGTAATTATTTTCATGAAGATTGGTGACCTCGTTACACTCTTGTATGAGACAGTAAAATATTACATCATTATCGGTGACGCAGGAAGGCAAGGAGAGTTCGGAGAAAAGCAATATCTACTGCAGCCCATAGTAGGCGGCCCAGAGAAAAAAGCAAGATACTCAGATATTCGAACTGTTTGTAAAATTGATAGATGTAAAAATTAAAGTAGGCTCACTGGTTAAGACCAGACGGTTGATTATTATCGATGGCCACGATTTTTCTAATCAAGTGGGGATTATAACCCACATATCAGAGGCAACACCTATATTGCCGTACCGTGTCGCGACTGTGTCGTTTGATGACAGGGTGCAAGATGGAATACTAATTCAAAATCTGGAGATTGTTACATGAAAGTCGGTGACCTAATACAGACAATAGATCAGGGCCTTGATCGTTCTTTGGGCATCGGAATTATTCTAGAGACTATTCACGAGGCTAATAGATTGACTGAGGTTGTGATTCTTTGGGATGCTGGACATGTATCAAGAACATTAGATATTTCTCTCTTGGAAGCGGCTTTATAATGCTGAAGGGTCTGATATTTGGGTTGATGGTATATTGCTTTCAGGAGCTTTCATGAAAATTGGTGATCTTGTGGTCGTCCATCCTGCGAAATCAAGCATGTGTCTAATTGTGGGATGTCAGCCTGAAAGGGAAAATAACTGGCCGGATACTAATGGCATTCCTCTTGGGAAATTATGGGAGTTATATACCCCTGAAGAAAAAGACATTATTCCCATGCATGAAAAGTGGATAGAAGTGATCAATGAATAAAAGACAGTTTTTTGCATGGTCAACTCTGATGGTTCTGGGTGTCTACATATTACAGCCAGTTCATAATGGAATTTTTGGTTTGTTGGACAATGGCCCTATGCTTCTGCTAATGTTGATGGGCCTCGATCCTAACGGCTGGATTGGAATTAAGCTTGCCAAATACAACCTAGACCCTGCTTACGTTGCGTGTGGAGTCGCTATGCTGGTCAATACCATGACTGACGGAATTGCGGGAGCAGGGGATCCTGCTGCATCGTTTACTGGTGTGGTCATAGGCTGTCTGGTTCCTATTGCGTTTCTTCCCGTGATCTGGAGACTACGTCATGAAAATTAAGATTTTGCTGTTTTGCGCCTTGACATTGTCAGTATCATGTGTAAATCGTCAATATTACAAAGAGCCGCAGATGCCATTCAGCTCTTTTGCGAGAGTTGATGTCAAGCGCTACAAAGCGAATTGTTTTAATTGTGTGATAGAATCAGGAGTAGGATCTGGTGCTGTGATTGGTCCCACACAATTTTTAACTGCAGGACATATATGCGCAGGGATTCGTGACATGATTGACAATGCATCACAATCTGAAATTTTGGATCGTGTTCTTGCTACAATTCATGATGACAACGGAGAATCCTACGGAGTGACAGCTCTCAATATTCATGAGACAGCTGACATTTGTATCATGGAGACTGATAAGTCTTTTCTTGTGAGAAGCATAGGCATTGCGTCAAAAAGTCCTCGCCGAGGAAAAACAGTGTGGAGTATGATGGTACCTGATGGTATTGGAGGCCAGGGATTAGTTCCAGTCGTCATAGGGCACTACGCAGGAGGCGATAGTAAGACGTCAGTCTTTACCATTCCAGCCCACCCAGGCGCGTCAGGAGGCCCTATTTTCAACGAGAAGGGGAAGCTTGTTGGCTTGGTGTCACAGATCAATAAGCAGTTTCACCATATTGTCATTTCTCCTTCGCTTACTTTGATCAAAAGGTACATTGTACAGACTGAGAAGGATTAGAATATCGGGTTAGAATATGAGTAGAAGATTAACGAGAAGAATGAAATGTTTTGTGTGTGCTCTTATTGTTTTAGCGCCTGCTGGATGTGACATTAAGAGCGCTATCGGAAGCGCGAGTGAACGCTGTGAAGATGAAATTGCAAAAATTATTCAAAGCATCGAGAGCACGTGCCTAACAAAAGATGAGTTGTTAGATATAATAGACTCAGTAAGAGATCGAAATGATCAATTGGCTGATAGTACCTCCGGAGATTAAGAGGAAGAAGATGAGTAAGATTTGTAAGTATGCTTTAGTTTTAATGTTGACGATGGTCGCATGTGATGCGCCGTTTATGCCTGAAATTTCAAATGTACCTGATGATACAAACGTTGAAAGTAGGACTGATGCCGAGAGACGAGACGCAAGGGTGCATCATCAAAACAGCCTGGACACAATAGGCCCAGAGCGTGACGGCACTTTTTGGATGAACGATCAAGAGGTGACGGTATCTACTGATTTCCCCGCGCCCAGTTGGTTCAGATGAGAACGCGTAGCTGGTTAGGAAGTGTGATTCATAACTGCATTGCGCATCCATTAATGCCTTTTCTTCCCAAAGTGTGGGGAGATAGGTTCCACGATTGGACAATTGAAAAGTTTTGGCCGCCACTAGATGATGATGAATAGGGTAATGAGTATGAGATGTATTATAACTGTCGTGTTGTTTGGCGTTCTGGCCATGGGTTGTTATGTGCCAATGCCATCAACCGGCATTAGGTCAATTCAGGTTCGTCATATTGAAACGTGTGTTCATGTGGGCACTGCTGGGAAACTTAAGTGTACCCACACTCGCACGTGGATAAAGTAATAATGGAAGTCGGCGATATGGTTGAAATAGCTTTTCATGTAACCCAAAGGGGTTTACCCGAAGAGAAGAACCTCGGCCTAATTGTAGAGATTAAAGAAATCGATTTTGATCAAAAAGATCGCCGAGAGATTGCAGTTGTAAATTTTTGTGGCTCTGTCTTAGAGTATCCTGTAAGTCACTTGAGAATAGTCAGTAAACTACGGACGCGGGGTGGGGTATGATATTATCGAACATGTACCACCTGAAAGCGTAGGATACATTTCAGCCACTCAGATTCGAGAGCAGATTAGAGAAGGCAACGACGTGTGGAAAGAAAGTGTAGATGAAAAGATTCATGACGCGGTTTATGATTATCTAAAGGGTTAGTGACGTTTAAGTAAAGAAAGATAGATTGCATACTTAATTTTATGCGATTATTCATCATGGTTCTTTCCGTTGTTACGTTGATCTCTTGCGTAGGTTATCAATGGATTGCAAATCCACAACCTGATAAGATCTATGAAAAATGTGATGCATCAAAATCATTTCCACAAATGATTAGAGTTCCCGGATTCCCCGGAATTTGGCAAGTTGTTGAAAATTGTGATGAATATCCCAGGGAAAAGACTGCTATAGCTTTGAGGGTTTTTCGAGATGAGTGGAGAAAAGAGTTTGGAAATGCTCGTCAAGTAGACAAAGGCTATCGTGACATTATGATCACATGGTCTAGAAGACAAACGAGACACACAGGGTTTACATTGACGGGCGAGATTTTTAAGCATGGATATCTTAGAGGAATGACATTAAGTCCTTCTATGATCTATGTCTTTCAAGATCCGTACGGCCGAAGAGAGCACACCAGAATATGCGAAAGCTCCTTGGCCCACGAGCTGGTCCATGCAACACTTTGGACTGACGGAGAGCACGGAGATCCTGATCATTTGGGCGATAAATTCGAGGGATGGACGATCGATCACTCGGCAGTTATTCAAAGGACAAATAAGACCTTATGTGTGCTGGGTATCTGATCTTGAAAACAGGTGCTACTAACAGGAGAATGTGCTAGAGGTACTCAATGTTTTCTTTGACGGCAGGAATTTCCAGGGTAATCTCTTCTATGTCGTCGTCTTCGTCCTCAAGGAGACATTCTTGAGTGTAGGCAATCTCAGACTCTAGCCTCTTTATCTTGTCATTGGTACACCACAACGTAGTTCTAACGTCAGATGCAAATGTCTCTAGCTTAGAATTTAACATGTCAATGCATAGGTCGTGTTCTTGAGAGCCTAGCTTTCTCTCAAGTATGACCCCAATGCTAAAACCAAGTATCACGCAACCTATTATCATTCCGACTAATGAAGCTATTAAGTAGATGTCCATGTAAATAAGTATGTCGATGTGTTATATTTCTCTCACTAGACATGGCGGAAGAAATACGTAGATATATGCTTCAAAAACTCATGAGTTTTCTCGACGGAATCTTTGAGGCCTGCTCCGGACGACGAGTTCAGTGTAAAGCCAGAATGTCCGTCACACGAAAATTGAATTGTTGCGTCTTGGCAAGAGGGCACATCGGACTGCATCGCACTGCCGACGGACTAAATTTTCAAGACAGGCGCAGTTAACAAGAAAAGTAAGTAAACATGAATAAGCAGAATAAAGAGATAGTAAAAGCATGCATAGACGAAGTAGCAAAAACACTTAAGCTACCTCCTTCAGTAAAGCATCCCAAGGGAAGGAATCCCCACGCCCACATCGCTCGAGTAATCAAGGACACCTGTGGCTCTAGCTATACAGAGCTATCCGATGAGTCCCTCCCAATCGTGCTAGAGATCATTCAGTACTGCCGGAACCACCCGTTCTAACCACTGTGTTCCACTGCGGGCCCACTTCATACCACTTCTTACCACTTGACTGTATGCTATGATTAATAGGCTGTGGTCTCGTGGCCACATCCCTAGGGTCATGGTGGGTACCTCTGGGTAAGCGTTGCACGGCCCTCAAATTGCTGCAGCAATGGAGCTACCCAGAATATTCTGTGGTCCGGGGTGAACGTAGACTTAGCCCGCCCGCCGGCGGTTGTACACCTTTTTTTTCACTTTTTGACTCAAATAGGTAACCGATAGGTAAGTCCGAGTGCAGGTTTCGGGCCAAATGTAAAGGAAAAAGTACCTCTCGGCAAGAATGAGGCGCCATTTAGCGCGCCCTCGAGTGAGTTTTATTTGTAATTTGCAAATGAGATTGTCATTCTCAATTTGCAATATTCCCAACATTTAATTTGAGATTTGCATTTTGCACATGTAATTACAAATTGCAATATTCCATATTCGAGTTTGAGATTCGTAATTGTAATTTGCATATGTAACATGTCAATATTCGATATACAATTGGGGACATTCGTGTACACTGTGATCTCTCTCGATGATTGCTGTCACCATCCATGAGGCGCCATTTGGCGCGCCCTCGAGTCAAAAAAAGTTACACAATGTCTTGTAAATCCGACTGGTGGTACATATTATTATCAAGTTCCTCAAAAGAGGAACAGAAAGACGAATCTAACAAGGAGAAAACGTCTATGATTAACAGCAATAGCAAGTATTACAGCAAGAAGTCCACTTCCCGATTTACCTTCGACATGAGCCGAAACCACACCGCCAAGCAGGCCGGTTCGAATGTCGTTACGATCGCAACCAACCCAGCACTCGATAGTCAGTACAGCATCGGGCAGACTGCCCTTACGTTGACAGTTCGCGAGGCCAAGGCTCTTCAGAGCTTCCTCAACGACTCGTTCGCGAAGTCGGATTCTCTTGACATCTAGTCGTTGAGACCGGTGTCTAAATCGTGCGGGTCTTTCGGGGCCCGCATTTTTTCTGTCCTTCCTGTGCAAATTTGTGCACGATAGTGTATAATAGACATGTAAACGAGGAAGGGACAGAAATGACAAAGTTCACCAAAGAAAATCTGATCGCCCAGGGCAAATACCTTACGTACATGCCCGATGGCTTCAACACACCCTACAAGGACCGCAAGTTCGTGGCTCGATTCCGCACAGCAGGCATCGGGTCTTTCGCGACCTGCCTCCGCAAGAACTTCACCGTCGAGGAATATTTCGCCCGCATGGACGCCGGTGAATCGCCCCTTCCCATCGCTCAGAGCAAGGGATACATCCTGCCTCACATCAAGCGCTGGATCAAGGAGGCTGGGTATCCAGTCACTCCGGCCGGCAAGAATGCCTGGTGGAAAGCGGAAATGGAAAAAGTTGAAGCGAGGAACGCATCTAGTGTTTGAGATCTTGATCAGTATCGCTTTTTGCATGTGGGTGTGGAACACGTTGCATGCGGATTAATGTGGCACCATGGCGGAACTGGCATACGCAACAGACTTAAAATCTGTCGCCCGATTGGGCTTGAGGGTTCGAGTCCCTCTGGTGCTACCAAATAATTTATATGTCTTATACTTTATAAAATGATGTTTTGGCTCTGCTTTCTTTTATGTTTAAATATTTGGACGTTCTATGTAGTATCAATAGTCTTTAAAACGGGTAAATCAGAAACGAATGAGGATTTATTTAAAAAGAATAAAGATTCCAACACTGATATTGAGGAAGAACAATGAGAAAAGAGAGCAAGCACAAATATGAGTACTACGAAGTACGCCCGATCGGGCTTGAGGATTCGAGTCCCTCTGGTGCTACCAGTCATTCTTCAGCACACACTGTTCGCGCCGAGAGATCGGCCGTCTGGAGCCGATAGGCTAGGTGTGTTGGGGGTGTTTATAAATAGTCTAATGATATCAAGGAGTTAGACATGCGAAAAAATCAACGGCGAAGGCCAGAGCCCAGTGCTCTGCACGATGCTATTGGTGCCCTAATTTTGACGACGATGGGATTTGTTCTCACTGTGTGCGTCTTTTTTCTGTAGGAGATTGTATGAAGATGATTTTTCAAACAGTTGAACAGATTTTTTGTCTCATCCTCCGTTACTGGACAGGCTACATTATTGTGGCCGCGGCAGCAACGTGGGCACTGTGGCTTATTTTCAACTATTATTTTCAATTTTAGTGCAAATTGGCTGCAGCGATGTTATAATATATATGTAGACGGGGAAGAGGACCCGGTACGCCGAACGAAGATATTTAGACAGGAGACGCTCCATGGACATCAAGACCTTTAAAACCCTAAGCTCGAAGCTCCCCGCAGAGATCGCAGTTCTGATGCGCGGGCCGACTGGGGTCGGCAAGTCCCACATGGGCAAGGCGCTGGCCAAGGAGGTCGGCCTTCCGTTCCTGGACGTTCGTGGTTCCACCATGGATGAGTCCCAGGTGAGCGGTATTCCTGATTTTGAGACGAGCAAGACGTCGGGCGTGGCAACCTTTTGCCTCCCGTCTTGGTACATCCGAGCCTGCCGCGAGCCAGTGGTCCTGATGTTGGACGAGCTGAACCGCTCGATGCCGCAGGTCATGCAGAGCTTCTTCCAGATCGTTCTGGACCGTGAGCTTGGAAACAACGTGGATGGTGAGCCGCTTCGGCTTCACCCTGAGACGCGTGTCATCGCTGCTGTTAATCACGGCGCCGAGTACGACGTCAATGATATGGACCCGGCTCTCCTTCGTCGGTTCTGGGTCGTGGACCTTGAGCCTACTGTAACTGATTGGATTGATTGGGCTAATTGTAACGAGATCGATCCGATCACCATCGATTATGTCCGACAACACCCGGAGCATTTTCGAGTTGACCCCTCATCTGTGGACCCTGGAACGGTCATTCCTACCCCTGCTTCATGGCACCGGTTGGATGACTCCCTGCGTCACATGGGGATGGCTGCGAGTGATGTGGCAGGCTCACGTCCGGAGGGATTCTACGCTCTGGCCACGGGTTTCATCGGAACTGAGGCCGCGATTTCCTACACGGATTTCGTTAACCGGTATGAGCGCGTCATCTCTGCTGAGGACGTCATGGCTGGAAACGTAGACGATGAGAGAGCTTCTGAGCTGAATGCCTCCGAGGCATTGACTGTCCTGGATAAGCTCGTTAATCACTGCAAGGATAACACCTGGACCAAGAAGCAGGCGAAGAACATCTCGGCTTTCGTTAAGACACGAGGTGGCGAACAGCTGGTCTACTTCTGGAACGCGGTCAGTAAGACCCAGCAGCTTCCAAATATTCAGGCGCTCCACGGCCAGATTGGCCAGGACGTCGTCCGGTTGGTCCGCGAGGCCCGCGGTTTGTCGACCAAGTAAAAATAAATGAACATCTCTGCTCCCTAGGCTACACTATAACAGTTGGCTGCGGGAGTAGAGAATGTGTAATAAACAAAGTATGTGATAAAATTTAAGAAACTGCTGTTAATTGTCGGATTAGCAACAACCCTAATGGCTTAATGCTGTTAGGGAATATGATTTAGGATAACACAGGGTGAATTGAGGGCCGATACGCTTTTAGTAACCCGAACTCTGCTCCCGTAGCTCAGCTGGATAGAGCATCGGCCTTCTAAGCCGAGGGTCACAGGTTCGAATCCTGTCGGGAGCGCCAGACCACGGGCCGTTAGCTCAACCAGGTAGAGCACTTGGCTTTTAACCAATAGGTTCAGGGTTCAATTCCCTGGCGGCCCACCAAAAATGTCAATGATTTCAAGGACTTAGGAGGAATCATAATGGGAAGGCCATGGACGGCTATCGCAAAGAATAGTGAGACAGGAAATCGTACAACTCTCATTTTTGAGGGGAGCTACGATGGACGCGTGGCAGTCGAAGACTTTCAAAAGAAGTTTGATAAGATGTCTCTCGAGGCACTGATCCCTGGAATTCACAGGGATGTGTACATTGAGAATGCCACGACTACTATTAAAAAGATGGCCATGAAAAATCGGCTGCCAGAAGATAAGCTGTTCTCAGGATTTTAGGAGATAATCTTGGCTAAGAAGAAGTCAAATAAAACAGCCCAATACATACCGAAGAAGACCAGTCAAGGGACTGGAAAGTATACTAGAACACCCCATGCAGGTGGTGAGAGATTCCTGCAAGGTGTTAGATCCGGGTCACCTCCCTCGAAAGCAAGAAGAAACAAGAAGCCTTACCGAGGACAAGGCCACTAATTTCTGGGCTCCTAGCTCATTCGGTTAGAGCACCGGTCTCATAAACCGGCGGTACTGGGTTCGATTCCCAGGGAGCCCACCAATTTATTGACGTAGCTAGTGTAAATACGGCGCAGATAGTGTATAATAGTCATGTAAGAGGAAAAGCATGACACGCTCAAACCCCAAAAAGACCAAGACTCGTAACTGGTATGCTGTTGCAGCGTTTCAGAAGACGGGTAGCGGTAAGCACCACACGAGAGACCGTGATGTGGCCATGGGACGATCTAGAAAGATCAAGCATAAAAAGCGTCTGTCTAGTGCAAATTACTCCTAACAGTGATATTATAGAAATGTGGCCGAAAAAGGCTACAAAAGCCGAAGCTACATGTTAATTAAGTCTATAGGAGACACTCCCCGATGAAGCTAAACGTCAAAACAGATAATGTCGAGTTTGGCACCAATATCCTCAAGGTCAAGGTGCCCAAGCAGTTGCGTAACAAGGTTAAGTGCGGCATCGACTACATCGACTCTGCTCTCGGTGGCGGTGGGTTTACCCCTTCGGCTGTGACCTTCTTTACAGGCACGCCTGGCTCTGGTAAGACCACGATGATGCTCAAGATGGCCGACAGTCTCACTTCACGTGGCGCGCTGGTAGTCTTCAACACCGCAGAGGAGAGCCTTTTCCAGGTTAAGTTGGTCGCAGAGCGTCTCAACCTGCAGCACGGCTTCCATGCCGGCCAGGAGACCTCGGTCCCGAACCTTCTCGAGTACTGCACCGCGCTTCGAAACAAGCGGGGTAACAAGAACAAGCCGTTCTTCCTGATCGTTGATAGCCTTCAGACGCTGTCCGACGGGAAGTACGCCAATGGCGGAGGAGGACGTGCTAAGGATAAGCGCTGCCTCGCCATGATTACTGATTACTGCAAGGAGCACTACACCAATGCGGTGGTCATCGGCCAGGTCAACAAGTCTGGTCAGATGGCAGGTTCTAATGTTCTCAAGCACATGGTCGACGCGATGATGACGCTGTCGGTTGAGGAGCGTGACCCGGACCTTCGTGGTTGTCGGGTGCTCCAAATGGTCAAGAATCGATTCGGTGGAGCAGGGGGTACCTTCTTCCTCGAGTTGAAAAAGCGTGGTTTTCGTGAAGTGGCTCGTGTCTCTGCCGCTTAACGGTTCGGCGAATCATGCTTGCCGGGGGCTTTGCCCCCCGGCCTTTTCATAGCCGTAACACATAGGAAATTGAGATGAATGTAAGCCCCGGTGATTGGATTGAATATCACCATGACGGCCATGCATATACTGCGCTAGTGCTAGATGTGATTTACGCAGGTGTCCTGCAGGTCCGTCTTCAACAGGATAATCCGGGTCACCCCAGGCTAATCCCTGTCAGGCAGTGTAAAAGAATTGAAAATCAGCTCTCCGGAGCTTGCCCATGATCGAGACAGCCGGTGTCGCAATTGTAGATCTGGTCGACATGGACGTGAACACAGACCCCACAGTGCTCTGTGTCCGAGCGTATTCCAATTGGGACTTCCCCAAAGGCTGCCTCGACCCCGACGAGACGCACATTTCTGCGGCGGTCAGAGAGGTAGAAGAGGAGACATGTCTAACCCATGGAAATGATTACATTTTAATCGGCCAACCGTGTGCTCCAGTAGTGTATAAACCAGCTGCTGATCAGAAGAGAGCGACGTACTACATCGGAGTACGCACGTCAGACAAGACACCGTTCCTTCCGTACAGCGAGGAGATAGGCAAACCCGAGAACGACGAGTTCCGCTGGGTTCCCCTGTCCCAGCTATCAGACCTGTGCCCAGCTCGCTTAAGCGGCGTCGTAGAGGAGATTCGCCAATGGACCGAAGGACAGCAACATGGCAGAACTGATTGATTACACAACCGAGGCCCTCGAACGCAGACTGCTGGACCATTTGAACCGGGGCGACAACGACCTCGCGGAGGTCCTGTCATCTTTGCTCGAGGGCTATCTCGACGGGATCTTCGAGGTCAAGTGGGTCGACGGCGACCCTAGGTTCAAGATCCGAGAGGGACTGGACCAGGCTGATCTAGACGCCTATCACGGTAGCATCGCCTGGGCCGATGATGAGGACGAGGACGAATGAGATTTGCATATTGTATACTGTAATTGACAATGTCAATCTCGTGGGGCCATATGGGTCCTCTAGAGGGGTGGCTCTATGAAGGTGAGTAGAGCCCCTCTGCGTGGGGCCTCTGCAGGGCTCCCTATAGCCCCTCTGGGAGGGGCCTCTGCATACTCAGTGGGAGCCCTCTGCGGGGGCCGGCCTTAGGCTAAGCACAAAAATTTCCGCGCAGCTTTTGGGAAGCTTTTTAGTTTTTGAGATGAAAATGCATATGTTGCACAAGGCACCGTTACTACTTTTCTTGATATGGACAGGCTTCACCGTCATTGGTCTAGACTGTGATCTTTTTGGACCGGAACACTGGTTTGGAGCCCTAGTAATCGGCACATTTTGGTGCCTATTCGCAATGATCAAGGGCATCTTTGACTAAAAACGGCACAAAGCTTAAAAAGTAAAAGGGCCCTAACTCACAAAAATTTCCGGAGCAATTTCGAAAAAGCTTTTTACTTTTTCTCTTTGGAGGTTAAAAAGAAAGGGGTGGTTCGTGGATCACTTTAAGGAACACCATGGGAAAGAAAGGAAAGAGAGTTAATATTTTGAGGGAGGCCCGGGAGTTAACAGTGCTTAAAGCTGGCCACAAGAAGCCCAAGGGATTTTGGGCGTGGCTACAGTCCCGGTCTAGACCGGCTGTATTCTGCCAGGGTGTCGCGGTGGCACTTTTCAGTCACTGGAAGGACGCATCAGATTACATTGCATGGGCATCAGGTCCGGGAGTTAAGGGCCCTGGAGGCAGATTCCGTAAGGACTCAGTCTTGTCAGAGTATGACCGAGCCTGGGAGGCTTCCTATTTCACAGAGCTGCCAGTCAACCCATACATTCCTGGTAGTAAGATAAAGCCCCGGGCTAAAAATGTGCATAACATCAGACCCAAATGAAATATTTAAGATAACATAGGAGTGAAATATGGGCAAATCCAAGGAAGAGAGGATTAACGACCTAGTGACCACGCTTAGCCGTATTCGCGACCAGATGCCCCATGAGTACCCAGCACGCCTAGCACACTACGTTGACATGCGCGCCGGGGGTGACGGGGGTCCATGGCGAGAAGGGGCAACATCTGCGCTTAGAGAATTACACTACACGGACTTCCTGGATGAGGACTTTCAGACTGTGCTAGAGCTACTTGATGAGACCCCTATTATGCCAGAGTCAGAACGGGCGGAGCGCTTCTCTCATGAACGAGGCCTCTGGAAGCGCATCAAGAAATCCCTAGGGAATTAGCAGATATGGGAGCATCAAAGTCTGAAATCTATCGGCACATCAAGAATATTGTCAAGCGAAAGTCGTACGGAGCCAACGGTGCTAAGCACTATAAGATTCAGAAAGAGCGCTTCAAGATCATGGCCAAGGGCGGAACCGGAGAACTTCCTTCCGAGACTGACACCATGGTCTCTACAGAGGGTCACACAGGAACTGTCCGCGAGCTGCACTTTGATGATTGGGATGACAAGGACTTCAGGGCAGTCCTGCGTGCTCTGAACAAGTTTGATAAGACCGATGTGATGCCCCCACCGCCCAAGATAGATGATGACTCGGTCGACGTGACCAGCACAGTCCAGATTGTCGTGCAGCGCGCGATGGTCCTCTTTGATGCCCTAGATCGTGATGACCAGATTGACGCCCTGAACGCGCTTGCTGTGCGATTGGGCGTCATGGATCCGGACGACGTATAGGGCCAAAAAGAGGCTGCTGCGTGATCATAGAATGATCTTTAATTTACTTTGGATAGAATACACATGAAGACTTATAAGCTGTCACAGAGTGACGATCTGGACACCCTAGAGCATACCGATGAGTGTCATGTGATCGCCTCGCGAGGTCTCATGTTCCCCGTCGAGTTCGTACGTTCGGATGGGGACGTGATTTACTACATTGATGATCGAGGTGTCCCGGGAAGCTGCCATCGGGCGGAATTCTTGCGAGTGATCCGGCCGGTGTCGCCCTAATTTTGGTGCATTGTCCCCGCGCATGTGTTATAATTGGTATATGGAAGACATTAAGATAGTCACATTCGATTTTGACAGTACCCTCTGGCTATGGGGGTTTGATCCGTCGGATGGGATCTTCTCGCGCTCTTGTGGCCCGGATCCTGCTGCCCTCGAGGAATTGCGGTCATGGGTATCTAGAGGTGCCTCGGTTCACATCGTGACGAGTCGAGTGAGCTCGAATCGGAGCGAAGTAGACGAGTTTATGCGCGCTCACGGAGATCTCGTGATCGGTGTTCACTTTACTGATGGCGCCTGGAAAGGGCCCGCGCTCGCCGAGCTTCGCTCGGATTTACATCATGATGATGATCCCGAAGAGCTGGTGCATCTCGAAGCGCGCACGCGCGGAGTGCTATGGACATCCGGGAATGTTGATGAAAAAAATGAAGTGTGCAATCCTGAGGACTCTAGATTTCATTTTGATAATTGGCACTAGCTCTTCGGCTGATTTTTCTGCCACTCGAAAAAAGCCTTGGGATCGATGCCCAGGGCTTCTTGAATTGTTCTTCTCATCTTATCAGACTTATTTGACTGGGCCCATGCCCACCGAGCCGTTGACTTAATTTTAACGAGAGACGCTCGCTGGTCGTCAATTTGGCTCTCTAGTATTGTCAAGTCCTCAAGTGTCATGTCAACATCCACACCCAATTCTAGTGATGCTATTAACATTTCAGCTAAATCTCCCTCTTCGTACGCGCTCTGTATTCTCTTAAAAGCTAGCTCATCACCTGTGATATCAGGATGCGTCAGCATGGCCAGCTTCCGATGAAGAAATTTTGCCGGTCCACTTTCTATCTTGGGAAAAGTCGTATCGATCTCATGGCCATGGTCACCGGCCATTTTTTCTCCGTTTTTGGACCGGTCAGTACAGAATAGTTCCTCTTCGCGAAAATCGTTAACAAACTGCCCACCATACAACATATCAAGCTCTTTAAGCTCTTCCTTCTCGAGAGAAAGAGCGATTGCCAAATGAGTGAGTTTCTTAAATTTCTTTTTTTCTATTGTTTTCATTCTATTCATAATTAGATCTAGAGGTGATCACATGAGAAGCAAAAGACAGATCAGGGCAATTGTTAATAAAATCGTATCCGAAGATAGAGATCCGCTCAAAGACATTCTAGATCACGATAACACAGAGGACGTTGTTCACGCGTTGCACACTGCATGGGAAGGCGGAGAGCCATCAGCGAGATGGAGCACAGAAGATGATCAAAAAGCGCCAGAGCGCGAAAATCTTGTACAGCCTATTGATCATGCCGAGGCAGCCGGAGGAGAACCTACTACGAAAGGCCAAGAGGTCATTCAGCATCACGACGGTTCAGTCGTTTCTGTCGATGATAGAAAGCTTAAGATGACAGAGTCGCAGCTTCGATCGATTGTCAGAGGGGCACTCACCAGAATTTAATGCCCCTTGTACACTTTGTGTCGTCATCGATTATAATGACGCATGGGGGGTAAAAGATGAATCTAAATGTATCAGGTAGCCAAGATGTTCATTTAAGTTCCATGCATTTTATGAAAAACGGTGAATTGATTCTAGAGGGTAATCCGGATACAGATGCATCAATTGAAGAAATGACATCACTTATGATGACGCAAGACTATATCATATACGCCCTAACTAGAGATGATTGGATGATGCATTTTATGGAAGCGCTAAATGATAAATTGACACCCGTTCAAGAAAAGATAAGCCGATCACACTTAACTGTTATTGACGGCGGAAAATCTAGAAAAAAGTCCGGACCGAAGGGGAGTTAATTAACTTTGTCATATTCTCATAACAACCATATTTATTAACAATTGCAGCAAATAAATTATCATAATGATCTGCGAGAGTGGTAAAAATTAATTTATCTAGATAGATACTAGTAAGTGAATATGCATCTAAGCTTTTCACATAGAGCGGCGTTAAGAATGATAAAAACAATTTTGGCAATAATACTGTTGACAGCGTCAACTAGCATTGTAAAGGCCGGTGACAAGAGAACGGTAACCTCTTTAGAGGAAGCACCCAAAACTAGACTTCTTCTAAAGCGAGAGATGACTTCAATAGGTGAAGATTTTCGAAATAATCGTAAATCTCTTCCGGATCCAACCCAAACCAACGAAAAACAAGTGTCTGCTTGGTGCAAAATAATAACTTCAATCCTAAAATAGATTCAGGTCAATGAAATCGTCTATAGCAATAATTAGAAAATTTATTAGGGAAGAGATTGGAAGAAATTTTCATACATTAGATAACTCTCCTTATACATTTGACGATCTAGATGATTATAATGTAGAAATAATCAGTAATTCTATAGATGATAATTTTTTGCTAGACGTTTATTTTCAAGGTGAAAAAATTTCTCCGTCAGGTGTTTACAAGACACACGAAGAAGCTCATCATGCAAGTAGAATGATAATCGATAGAGACAGAGTCAAAAGGATGAATAATGGGGCGTAAGCGTAATAGTCTGCCCGACTTCATTGATGGTAAGCGATATTTTCTAAGACACGGGCGCTATAGAGATGGATCCGAAATTGTCTATAAGCGACTTTCTGATGGTGAGACGTCTCTCGGGTCGGTGAGATGGTTTGAAAAAGAGAAATCAGGAAAAATTTCGATAACTGTTATTGACAATATACTGCACAATTATCAAACATGCTACATTGAAGACATAATAGAGAAGGTTGATCAAAAAACAAGAAAGAAACTTGTAAGCAAAATGAACAAGCCTTAATTGATCCCCTTTAAGAAATTTACAATATCTTTATGACCAGCTCCGAGCCCCACACTTTCAATGTCTAGGTACGCAGCGTTAAGCATACCGACAGCTTGAAAATTTTCATTCAAAACAACGGAACCACTAGATCCTGGGCGTGTCGGTATTGTAAAAAAGTGCCAGCGCTTATCATGGCCAGAATAATATCCTGAAAATATGAGTGTCATGGTTGGCGAATTGATTCCATACGGTGCTGATATCGCGTAAATGGGGTCGCCTATTTTAGGTGGCTTGTGTGATACTTTGACGGGCGGGGCTACCATCGATGGAACAGATAGTGCACATAAGTCCTTTTTTTCATCGAGCGTAATAACTTCTGTTTCTAAAAATTTTCCAGACGTATTTCTTATCTTGATAATCGATTCTAACCTTACAGAAAATTTTATTCCTTGCTGCTCAAAAATTTCCGGAAAATCATGTGTGCAAACATGTGCTGCGGTTAAAAAAATTGGTCGACCATTAGCCCACATTAAAAGCCCAGAACCAGAGCCACGTGCTACTATGGGAGGAAGCTTGCTAATAATCTCTTCACATTTATCAAATTCATCTGAAGGGAGGCACTTGTCAGGAATTACCCTGTGAGTCACAGACACAAAGGCGAATGCGTCTACTGGTATTTCTGATGGTGATCGATTTGCATACTGAAGGTGGCTACTAAGAGATACACAGCTTATAGATAAGCTTGATAACAGCACTATAAGCATCAAAATTGAGAGAAAATTCTTAAACATTACATATCATCTTGTAATTTTTGATCTAGATTACCATAATATAAGTATGAAAGCTATGGAGATAAAAAATGAGTGTAGGAGTTCATGATAAAATTGACAAATTTTTAAAAAAGCAAGCTGTAGGCAATCTAAGCTCAGTTGTGTGTAGATTGAGATACGATGGGTTTATTCCTAGGGCTTCGTTGAATAGTGACAGTATCTTAGAAAAATTTTCGATAGAGCTTTCAAACCTAATAGCCATGGGTCAACACCCCACCCTGAATCCCATTATGGATAGTTTACTATCGTACGATAAGGGAACGCTAGCTAAAGATATTCAAGCTCATATTAAAAAAAATTGCACGTTCGAATCTTTCGAATGTGATGATAAAAATGATGTCGCAATCATTCGAACAGAAATTCACTTAGTTACCAGCAACATCACACCTTTTTTAAAGCAGGAGAAGGTGATAATAGAATCAGCAGAGTTTCAAACTTTTCTTTTCAAATATGAAATTAGGGATTAGATACATACATGAAGTCAAACAAAAAAAAGAGATCGTCTTACAGAATGAGTAATGACCTAGAAAGATCTGAAGTTGGTGAGCAAATTTTATCGCAAGTAGAGTTAAACGGTTTTGACTTGGGACAAGACAGAGTTCCTCGAGGAATAGAAGTTGAAGAAAATAGAATTTATTTTTACTGTCCCATAGGAGATAAAGAGGCGCTTGAATTAAATAGAGTGATTAGAAGGCTAGACGTAGAAATGCAGTACCTTTCAAATAGACTAGAATGCGAAGAAATTCCAATCCATCTTCATATACACAGCCCTGGTGGTTCTGTATTTGCGGGATTGTCTATTATCGACACGATGAAAAGGTGTAGAACATCAATTCATACACATGTAGAAGGATCAGCAGCTTCTGCAGCTACTCTTCTTGCATGTTGCGGAAAAAAAGAGCATAGAACAATCGGCCAGAATGGATACATGCTTGTTCATCAACCACACATCGAGTGGTTTGGAAAATTGGATGACTTTAGAGACGAGATAGAAAATCAAAAGGAGCTGTACGAAAAGATAGTACAAATATATTTGAAAAATACCAATTTTAAAAAGAAAGAATTAGAAAAGCTTTTAGAGCATGAACTATGGCTAAATTCAGAAAAATGCATCTCTTATGGACTGGTGGACAAAATTTCATGATAGTAGGATTTACATGTGGCACATTTGATTTGTTACATGCTGGGCATGCACTTATGCTTAAAGAATGCAAAAATTATTGTGATTATCTAATTGTAGGTGTCCAATCTGACCCTAGCATAGATAGAAAAGAAAAAAATAAGCCTGTTCAAACTTTTGTAGAGCGCATCACGATGGTCCAGTCTATCAAATGGGTAGATGAAATTGTACAGTACAATACCGAAAGTGACCTCTATCGCCTTTTAGAGCAGCTCTCAATAGACGTAAGAATAGTAGGCACAGACTGGAAGCATAAAAAGTTTACTGGACATGACTTACCCATCAAAGTCATCTTTAACAGCAGAGACCACGGATATTCGTCATCAGAGCTCAAAAAAAGAGTTTATGAGTCTGTAAGGGTTAAAATTTCTCGAGATGCACATAATGACTAAGTGGCAAAAATATTTTCCGTATAAGCAGCCAAGAGACTTGCAAGTTAGTGCTATTAATGAAATACTTGACAGCTTCAAGACAAACAGATTTTTTGCCCTTGAGGCAGGCACCGGAGTTGGTAAAAGTGCAGTTGGGTTAACAGTCGCCAAGTCTATTTTAGAAAATCCGGCAGAAGAAGGGTATGAAAAGGGAGCAATTTTTGTAACAACGCAAAAGCTGTTACAAGATCAGTATGAAAAGGACTTCGGAAATCTTTCTATGAAGTCAATTAAAAGCTCCTCTAACTACACGTGCAATTTCAAAAAAACAAAATCATGCAATGAGGGTCAATCTGAATTGCAGTCAATTGAAAAGGGAACTAGACAGTGGAATACATGCACGTTCAATTGCAATTATAAAAAGGCCAAACAAGACTTTTTAGATAGCCCGCTATCAGTGACAAATTTTCCCTATCTTATGACAGAAGCAAATTATAATGGTAAGATAAAGCCGCGGCAACTCTTAATAATTGATGAGGCACACAATGTCGAAACAGAACTTTCTAAATTTATTGAAGTAGCAGTCTCTGAAAGATTTGCCAAGTCGAGTCTTAAAATTAGCTTCCCCAGCTTAAAGACACATCATCAAGCATTTGTCTGGATTAGGGACATTTATTTTCCAAAACTTAAGAGACATTGTGATCACATTAAAAAAATGTTAGAAAAATATCATGGCTTAAAGGGCAAAATCGATCAATTTACGAAGCTATCTAGGCAGCTTAGAGCAACAGATAGTCATCAAAAGAAAATCGAACAATTTTTAGAAGTTCATGAAAAAGACAATTGGGTCTTTGAAAATACATTTAGCGACCACAAGGGGTATAAAAAAATAACTTTCAAACCCATCGATGTTTCTAAATTTGCAGAACAGTACCTATTTCGGCTGGGGCACAAAGTCCTGTTCATGTCAGCTACAATTCTTTGTAGTGATAAATTTTTTGAATCTCTTGGAATCGCGTCTAGATCTTCTAGCCTTTCTTTGCCTTCACCGTTCCCTGTAAAGAATAGACCCATTCTACATGTTCCCATGGGAAAAATGACAGCTAAAGAAATCGATAAGACACTGCCTATTTTGTGCAAAGCAATTGAAAAAATTCTAGAACAGCACAAAACAGAGAAGGGAATTATCCACACACACTCTTACAAGATAGCAAATTATCTTAAGAGTCACATTAAATCTAAACGACTTCTATTTTCTGATGCTAGTAATAGAGATGAAATTTTAAAGAAGCACATGAGTGCCAAAACACCCACAGTCCTTGTATCACCCTCAATGACTGAAGGTGTTGACCTACACGGTGATCATTCCAGATTTCAAGTAATTTGTAAAGTACCCTATCCATACTTGGGAGATAAATTAGTGAAAAAAAGAATGAACAAGTGGAAGTGGTGGTACTCATTTCAAACGGCAAAGTGTCTAATACAATCGATAGGAAGATCAATAAGATCAAAAGAAGATAGAGCAGTCACGTACATACTAGACTCAGATTGGGATAGATTCTATTGTTACAATGGAAGCCTCTTTCCGACAGACTTCTCAAATTGCATCAAGTAGAGACCTATTTATAAGTGTATGGTGCAATAATTGAGTGTAATTTGTTAAACCCGCTGGATTTTTGGATAGTCTGATACATGTCAATTTTTAGAGAACATAAGACAGTCGCCGATCGATCAGCCTCAGATAGACGTCGTCACAAGAAAAAAATAGAAAAGTCTATTAGGGAAGGCATCCACAATATTGTTGCAGAAGAATCTATTATCGGTAAAGATGGAAAAAAGAAAATAAGAATTCCAGTGCGCGGAATTAAGGAGTATAGATTCGTATATGGAAGCAATGAAACAAATAGAAAAGTAGGATCTGCCCCAGACAAGGACATTAAACGTGGGCAAAAAATAGGTGATACACAAAAAAAGAAACCTGGCCGCGGCGAAAATAATCCTGGTGATGACCCCGGTGAGGAGTACTATGAAGTAGAGATCACATTAGAAGAATTGGCAGACTACCTTTTTTCTGATTTAGAATTGCCAGATCTTGAAAGAAAATCGCTCAAGGTGTCTGAGCTGGATCGTCTCAAGAGGAAGGGATACAGATCAGAAGGCATCACACCTAGACTAGATAAAAAGAAATCTGCTATCGCAAGAATTAAGAGAAGAAGTGCGGCGTCTAAAAGAGAGGGTTTTGATGAAAACGAGAAATTTTCTTTTCATGAAGAAGATCTCAAATATCGACATTTCAAAAAAACTAAAAAGCCTTGTTCGAGTGCCGTAATATTTTTTGTAATGGACATATCAGGATCCATGACAACTCAGAAAAAATTTATAGCAAGAAGCTTCTATTTTTTACTATATCATTTTATCAGATCAAAATATAATCATACAGAAATAGTGTTTGTGTCACACGATACAATGGCATATGAAGTAAGTGAAGATCAATTCTTTACTAGGGGAAACTCTGGCGGAACGATGGTCTCATCAGGCTTAAACTTGGTAGAGGAAATAATAAACCAAAGATTTCATCCAGACGCTTGGAACATATATGTTTTTCAATGTTGAGACGGAGATAATTGGCCAGACGACACAGAAAAAACGCTCGCATCGTTGGAAAACCTCAAGCGAATCGCACAGCTTTTTGGCTACTGTGAAATTGATACAGCCCCCTTAAGGAAAAGTGACACTTCTGGATGGTTTAGAGAGAGTCGACTCTCTAAGGTTTATACACCCTACATAGATAGAAAATTAAAAATTGTTGAAGTAAATTCTAAAGAAGATGTATGGCCTGCTTTTAATAAATTTTTCAACAGAAGGGTTATAACGAGCAACTGATATGGATTGGACGTTTAATTTATTAGAAGAATGGGATCAAAAGATATCCATTATTGCTGCTAAGAACGGTTTGGATTGGTTTCCCATCACATATGAAGTGTGTGATTACTATTCCATGATTGGACACATGTCTTACCATGGTATGCCCACTCATTATGGGCACTGGTCATATGGCAAATCTTTTGAAAGAACACACACGATGTATAACATGGGTGCAGAAGGCCTTCCATATGAGTTGATCATCAATTCCAATCCATCAATTGCTTATCTTATGAGAGAGAATCCTGCTTATTTGCAAATATTGATCATGGCTCACTGTGTGGGTCATTCTGATTTTTTTAAAAACAATAGAATGTTCAAGAATACTAATCCCGAATCTATTGTTGGAAAACTTAGGAGCGCAAAAAAAAGAATTCAACAGTATGTTGAAGATCCTACAATAGGAATTGACGAAGTTGAGATAATTCTGGACGCTGCACAAGCGCTTCAATACCAGACTTATAGATACGGTCAAAAAAGAAAATCTCATCATGAGCTTTTAGAAAAATACACAAAGTTAATAAAAGCGTCTGATGATGATGAATTTGATAATTTCGACCTAGACAAAAAACCTCTTGAACCTGACTATGACATCTTGGGCTTTATATTAGAAAATTCTAGAAGCATGCCTTCATGGAAAAGAGATGTCATAGAAATTGTAAGAGAAGAATCAAAATATTTTATTCCACAAATTCAAACTAAAATTATGAATGAGGGGTGGGCGAGCTACTGGCACTATACTCTGTGTCATGAATTAAATTTGCCAGCCGAGTGGCACATACCTTTTCTAAAAATGCATAATCAAGTAATAAGACCGCATGTGGGAGGATTAAATCCGTACCATCTTGGGTTTGTGGTGTTTCAGGACATCAAAGAGAAGCACGGAATAGAAGAATGTTTTATAGCTAGAGAATCTTCACACGATGTTGCATTTTTGCGTCAGTATTTAACAAGAGAGCTTTGTCAAAAGTTAGGTCTATTCTCATATTCAGAAAAAAAGAAAGATATCACAATAGATGAAATACACGATGAGGATGGATGGAAATCTGTAAAAAAATCTCTCTTGACAAATATAGGGACAAATGGGATTCCAGTAATTTACGTGGACGAAATAGAAATTGATGGGACATTAGTTTTAAGACACGAGCATGATGGTCGCGACCTTGATCTCGACAATTCTGATGAGGTTTTGTGTCATGCAAAAACTCTATGGGACGACGATGTTAAATTATTTACTATCATTGAAGAGGAAGTTTGGGAAATTTAGAAAGATTTCAATTTTTCAAAATACGAGACACACTTTAGAGGTATTATAGAATCATGTCTATTAAAAATGAACTTTTAGAAGCTATTAAAGCACAGAGAAAAGCAAGCGAATCTAATCAAAAGTTTGAAGGAACATTTTTGGACTATCTAGAGATAGTGGAAAAAGATCCTAGCATTATTGAATCTAGTCATAAACGGCTCCATTCAGCACTTGTTGAGCATGGGGTTAAAAATATGTCAGATTCTGACCCTCGAAAGAGAAAAATCTTTGATGGCAATAGTGTTAGAATTTATCATTACTTTAAAGATCACTTCTTTGGTATGGAACATGTGATCATGAAAGTAATGAGATTTTTAAAATCAGCTTCGCACAAAGGTGAAGAAAGTAGGCAGGTATTATTGCTAATGGGCCCAGTTGGAGCAGGCAAATCAGCTCTCACCGAACACATTAAAAAATCGCTAATTGGGAAGTCATATTACCACTTAAAGGGAGATCCTCAAAGAGGAGAA